CTTTAAAATCACGCATGGCTGGCTCCTTTTAAACTTGGCAATTGATCAATAAACTCCAAAGCTTCTTCAAGGCTCTCTGCATACCCAACATCGAGTTGTGGCTCACAATCAGGGTCCGCATCTAAGAGTTTGTTTTCAGTATCGGCGTCTATGTCAATAAAGTAAGCACCACCACCACCATAACAATCAGACATGTATTCCCAATGAACTTCTGCGGGAATCCCTTTCTTCTTGAGTTCTGATCTAATTTTTCTACTACTCACGGAATCACCTTTATATTTTTCATAAGCCAATTAGAAGCTGCCGGATGTTTCCAAGCGCCTAGTTCTTCGTACCAACACATTAGATTGCCGCTTTCTATTTTGAAGAATCTTGTTTGACCACCCAACGAAGTAAAGAAGTGTGTAGCGCCATCTGGAGTGTCTTTTTTATTACTCATCCCCGCCTCCGTATATTGATTCGTGGTCTTTGATTGCTTGCTTCAAACGATCTGATTTGTAACCATCTGGAACATATGCTTTTGCACCTTGTAAGCCACCAAGCTTCTTGACCAAATCCAAAGACTCTATGAGGCGATTGACCACATCACGCTCAAATACACGTTCGCCATGGTGAGGCTTGATTTCATCTGTAAAATCAATTTCACCTTCATGAACCACCAAATACTTAGCAGTGTTGACAAATGACATTGATATTCTGAAAGTGTTAGGCCCAAACTCACGAATAAACTGTTCTGGTTTCATACCGCCTCCTTGTAACGTTTAGTAATGGCTTCCTGCTTAAGCTGGTCTAGCATTTTCAGCTTTCTTAATTTCTCGTATAGGTTCGCTGCTGCTCTTGTTTCTTCATTACGAGTACCGAGGTTGTACGCTCTGCGCAGCTTCATCATTGAGGTGTAATCTACAAATTCGTTCATGCTTTCAGCTCCCCTTTAACATTCAGGATGTCTTTTGCGTATTGCGTAGCCTTGTAGGTTGCATATGAATCTTTTTCTAGGTACCCACTTTTGATTAGCTCTTGGACATAGCATTGAATAGTGTTGTTAGGTGCATCTAACACATAGTCACGTAAATCCTTCATTGTGAAAGGCTCAGTCGCATGCGTTGCGAACAACAAAATGTCAAAAATGTTTTGGAACGCGATTACTCTTTGTTTTGGATTCACGCCGCACCTCTCTCTTCCACTGGGAATGACATCCCAACGAAACGGCAAATATCTAAACGGTCTTGAACATTCACAGATCCACGCTTGCCATGACGGTTTTTGGCAATAATTAACTCGGTTACACCAGTTGGCGCATTAGTCTCTTTTTCGAGGATTGGATGAACCATGATGATTTGGTCTGCATCCTGTTCAATCTGTCCAGAATCCTTAAGATCACTTGCTACTGGCTTGTGTCCTTCTGCTCCACGGTTAAGTTGAGCCAATGCAATTACTGGACAATCAAACTCTTTAGCCATGGCTTTTAAATCACGGCTAATTGATGCAACTTCCTGAACACGGTCTTTTTTAGATGGGTCACGAATTAAGCCCAAGTAGTCCACAATGATGCAGCCTAGAGCCTTGTATTTGCGTTTTGCTTTACGCGCATAGCTTTGGATTTCAGAAATTGTTGGCTTCTGCTTCTCTTCAATAAAAATTGGAAGGTTGCGGAACTGAGCTATCGTGGCAGTAAGCTTTTCAAACATCCCGTCATAAATTTCCCCATTGTGCAGATTGTTATATGGGATATGCCCTAATGCTGAGATCATGCGGTTGGTTAGGGTTGGCGTATCCATCTCAGCAGAGATAAATAAAACAGGAATGTTGTAGCGCTTAGCAGTTTGCATTGCACACATCTGCGCGAGTGTTGACTTGCCACTACCCGGACGACCACCAATTACGCAAAAATGTCCTTTCTCGATTGTGCCAAGAAGGTTATCAAGATGAGGAATATTGAACTGGACACCTATGAAGCCCTTTTGTTCCTTCTGGGCAATCTTTTTCTCAAATCGCTCAAGTGTCTTTTCTAAAGCTTGGTTAAAATCAAAGCCTGTTTGCTTTTGCTCAATTGAATTACTAGACGAACTAAATAAATTCTCAGCAGCTAAGTAAACATCAGTAATGGTCAAATCTTTAGCGCACTCTGCAATCGAGAGACCAATATTTTCAACTTCACGATGCTGCTTAAGTTTATTCAACTCAGCAACAAAATATTCCAGGTGGTGTACGCTACCAACTGCACTGTTAAGTTCAATTAAATACTCTTCTCCACCAATGTCATTGAGAAGATTTCGCTCTTGTAGATGCTTGCAGACAAATACTGAGTCATATGGCTTATCAGCATTAGCAAGCTCAACAATTGCCTTGTAAATAATCTTGTGACGACCAGCGTAAAAATGTTCTTCGGTAAGATCATTTGCGACAACCTCTAGGGAATGGCTCACTGTCATCAATGCGACTAGCACACTCTGCTCAATTGTCATATTTTGAATGTTTGTACTCATTACCAGTCTCCATATTGCAATTGGGCATTAGAGAAATCAGGAGCTACCACAGAGCTGTTGACCTGAAACCAATACTCGTTTTCCCATTGTTTTTGGTTTAACCAAGTGCTAGGTGATGGAATGAACTCACCATCCTGCTTTGTCCAAGAGACATCAGATTTTTGTTTTTCAAGAATTGAAAGAAGTGTTTCAATCGCAAAACTTCCTTCATGCTTTGTGAAAGTTTTATAAGTGCCAGACTTGTCTGATTTACGTTTACAAGTTGGATATGCAGACCAGAACTTCTCAAAGTTTTCTGAGTAACCCACCCCTTGTTTTTCTTTGTTTTTATTATTGTTATTGTGTGGCGAATTTTTAGTATGGTTTGATACTAAATTTTCGTATGGTTCCGTACTATTTTTTAGCATAGCTAAATTTTCGCTAGGCGAATTTTTAGTATGGTTTTCAGTGGTAATTATCTGGTCAGTTAGAGACCATTCATTAATTTGTTTGTCAGTTTCAAGGCGGATAATTACACCCATCTCTTCCAAAATTAATAGGCCTTTTTGTACAGTATCCTTGTTGTATCCAGTTGCTTTTACAAACTGAGATAGGCTGATGCTATCTGCTTGTTTATTCCAGCCACGCGTTTTACGAACAATGAGAAGATAACAAGGCAAAGCTGCACCCTTCATCTTAGCCATATGTCCGTTATCTATTAGGTCATTAGGAATCTGGAATGCATTAGAAATAAAACTAGTCATACCAAGCTCCTCTTAAACTCTTCATAAGCATCGTTGATTTCTTCAATGAAGAATTCATCACTTGAAGCATCGTAAAGCCTTTGAAGATCACCATACTGGCGTGCATATTTCGCACCTTCATAAACTTCATGCTCATACTCCCTTATGAACCGCAAAGCTGTAGGATTCATAGTAATGACGCTCCAAGTTACTTTTAGCCTCAGCTACAGCAACCGAGTTTTTTAAACTGCGTTCTATTGCATAAGCCTCAACCGCTTTTTGAAATAAACTAATCTTCCGATTTAGTTCAATGTCTGCTAATATTTGATAGTTCATTTGGTCCTTCTCCGATTGAACATTGAGCCTGATCCACGAAATCAGGCTTTTTTATTTATCTAAATCCCCGTTAATCCCTTCTGGTTCCTCATCGAAGCTGATTTCAGTAGAGATATCCCGTACTAAAGCGCCTAATCCCAAGCGCTGAAAAGCTTTTGCTTGTAAATTAAAGACATGCCACTCACCTACGATTTCTTTCTCAAGCAAGAAAGCCAAATAGCTGGCAAGGTCTTTTTCTTTTACAGAAGCGAGTGTTTTAGCTCGTTCATGGATTTCGGGAGATAAACGCACATGCGTAGATTTTTTTTCAAGGCTCATAAAACTTTCCTTATGCCGCTAAATGTTTTGGATTTGCTTTATCGAGTAGCCATTCTTGAGTCACTTTCCCGTTACTGTGCTCAGCAAGAATCTGTGCGTAGTTGGTTTCACCTGTGTAATCAGTACGTGGCAATACACCTTTCTCTGCCATCTTTCTTACAGCAACGTAGGATATCCCAAGTAATGACGCTGCATTGGTTCGCCCACCAACAGCATCAATGGCTTGTTGAATAGGATTCATATCTTAAACCTTATTTAAACCTAA